AAGGAAACAAAATTATAAATAATAACATAGACATTAGAAAATCTGACAAACAATTACAACTGATATGAAATTCAAAAAAGTTTATAGCTTAGAACAAATTAAATCCGAAGCAGAAATGATGATGCGGCAGGGCAGGAAAAGGATCAACTTTTTGGAACTGATGACAATGGTAGGATTTGATAAAAAAGATATAGCTAAATTCTACAAGGAATTTATTGGACATCGTGAATATTATTATCCGAAAGAAAGATGAAATGAACGAATATTTGCAAGGAGAAATAGATAAATATTGTGAGGCAGTTCTAACGGGGTCTAAACCTTGTGCAATGTTTCCGATACAGGACCGGTATATTAAAGAAGCTGAAAAGTTTATAAAGGGCCATAAGCTTTTATCCTTTAGGGAGTTTCTTTATCCTGCCTGGACAACGATGTGGATTTACAAAAGAAAATTTATGCTTGATGTAATTAAAAATTTACCTGAAGAGCCAAAGACTATTTATGAGCATTGGGTACTGGGCAAAGCCTTTGGCTATTCAGATGAGGCGATAGAGGAGTTTTTAAGCTCTTCTAAAAGAAGTTTTATGACATTTAGGACAAGGAGGTAAAGTGTCTGTATTATCATCTAAAATAACAACAGTCCCACAATTATTACAGATATATCTACCCTTGCCTGGTTTTTCTCCTGTAGTTGGCATAATTTCCCCTCTCTTTAATTTTTATAAGTCAAATATCATTTTAGCAGAGGGGGGAGAGATAAAAAAGGAAAATATGGGTTTGATATATAGAACTGATTTGATGTTAACGCAAGTTAACACAATTTTGACGATAGAAAACTATTAACTAATACCATTATGTATAAAGACGACAAAAGCATAGTTTATTTTAGGAAAAAACGAAATTTGAGACAGATAGACCTTGCAGAGGAATTGGGGATAAAAAGATATTATTTATCTTTTATTGAAACTAAAAAAATATTACCTGATATGAAATTAGCTGAAAAAATGTCGGAGACATTAAAAGCCAGTATGGGACAGCTTTGGACAGAAGAGGAACTTAATACAATTTTAGAAAGGAGGTGACAAGTGAAAAATAGCAGCAAATTGAGAGACGCCTTATTTACACACATGGATTCGATGTCGTTACAGATGGACGTCTTGAGCAGTCTTTCGGAAATAAAAAGAAATCTGATTATTAACATAAACAGCATTACCAAAAGCATAGAGAAAGGAAGATGTGTAAATAGGCAAATAGAAGATACGCTGAATTGTAAAAAACAGCAAAAAGTGAGGGTAGCATAAAAACTACCCTCTCTAATTTAATTAACAAAGAAAGTGAAGCTACTTTAAGTGGGGTGGGGTAGTGATAATGGAAGATGAAATAAGAAAGAAATTAATACAAAAAGCTAAAGTAGAGATACCCGAAGAATTTTTAAAGGGGAATCCCGTATGGAATAAATATAAAAGAATATATGAATCACAAGTTAAATATATTTTGCTATTAGAAAAAGAAAACTCTGAACTTAAAAAGAAATTGGAATTATCAGATGTTAGAACTAAATAAAATACAATATGAAAAAAAGAAAATTTAAAAAGTGCAAAACTTGCACAGATTATAAAAATCAATTTTACGATTGTGAACATTGTAAATTCGCGAAAGAGAGGAATGGTAATAATGATAAGAAAATGCGACACATGCAAAATGCCAAGGTGGATAAGAAAGCAAAATAGTAGCATTAAGGACGGTACTGGCTCATGTTCATTGTGCTTCATAGCAAGGGACGCATGGGCAAAACAAGTAGATGAGGATTTTACAAAGGAATTAGCGCAGGACGCTAATAGAGAAAATGCAATAGAAATGCTGGATGAATTGAAATATGAAAGGGATGAATTATGAAAATGACTAAAGATGAATTATGCACGTTTATAGAGCATACGATTAATCTGTTGGAGGAAATAATGGACAATTTGCATGATATAAAAACAGAGGTTAAAAATGACAAAGTATAAAGCACATATCAGATACAAAAATTCTGATGGAGTACGATGTCCTGGAGTTACCACGATAACAGGAGAACTGGGTTGGAGTAAAAGAACCTTGATTAATTGGGCTAATAGAATGGGCTTGGAAGGCACGGATACTAAAAAATATGTAGATGATAAAGCCGATATTGGAACTCTGGCACATTTGATGATTACCAATCAACTACAGGGAATTGAAACCAGTACCGATGATTACTCTAAAAACCAAATTGGGGCTGCTAAAAATTCCGTTAAAAGTTTTGACACTTGGGCTAAAGGACACAAACTTGAACTCATTATAATTGAAAAACCTTTAGTTTCTGATGTATATAATTTTGGTGGCACACTTGATATTTATGGAAAGGTTGATGGACAGCTTGAAATTGTAGACCTAAAAACTGGTTCTGGGATTTATGATGAACATTATATCCAGGTTGGTGGCGGTTATTTTATTTTGGTTGAAGAGCATAAATATAAATTAGTACAAGCAAGAATACTTAATATACCGCGAGCAAATAGTGAACGATTTATGGAGAGTATAGTTCCAAATATTGAGTACTGCAAAATGATATTTTTGAACTGCTTGGAAAATTATCAGTTGCACAAGAAAATCAAAAACAGCAGCGATGACTTTTATAATTTTACAAAGAAAGTGGGTGTTAAAAAATGAGTGAGAAAAAGAATGAAAAAAAGAACTTAAAACAAAAATTGATTGAAGTTAGCAAGTCAATCGGATACCTGCAAAAGGATAAGACAAACAAAATGCAGGGCTATAGCTACTTATCAGAGGCTAAAATCAAAGAAACGATTAAAGCAGCATTTGAAGAACAGGGCATTATGTTTAATTATTCTACCAATGATGTAAGGGAATATGAAATAAGCCCGACACATAAAGGCACAAAACAGTTTTGCACAATTGCACAGGGTACATACTTGTTTGCTGACATTGATACTGATGAGCAACTTTATGGCAACTGGGCAGGCAGTGGAACTGATACTGGCGACAAGGGATTGTACAAGGCTATTACCGGAGGGATAAAGTATGTGCTAAATACTAATTTTTTAATCCCGACTGGTGATGATCCTGAAAATGATAGCGGCAAAAGTAATGGCAAAGACCTTGGTGTGATAGAAGAAGCTACCCCAAAAAATGAAACTGAAATAGACAAACTAAAATCCTTAGCTTTCAACAGTCCCAAAATAGCAGAGGCTTTTATGAAAAGTTTTAAGGGTACAAAACAGGAATTGGTTGCAAAGTTAAAAAGTAGAATTAACGAGGGGGTGGCATGAATAATATAACAATAACCGGCAACATAGTAGCAGACCCTGAACTGCGTTTCACATCAGGCGGCAATGCTGTATGCAGTTTTTGTCTGGCTTCATCACAGGGCAAGGATCGGGACAGTATGTTTATTGACGTCAATGTCTGGAACGAGCCAGCCGAGAATGTGGCCGCTTTAAAGAAAGGCGACAGGGTGGTTGTAAGTGGCATACTCAAGCAGGACTTCTGGGAGACTGATGGCCAGAAGCGCAATAAGTTTAGAATTACAGCGCAGGAGGTTGCGGTGTCCTTGAGATGGGCCAAAGTGGAAATAACAAAGAATGAAAGGTAGTAATGAACATTAAAAATGTAATTATCGTAAACCTATTTTTTGTAGTAATTATAATGTCATTTGTGCTGCTTATGCAGGATAAAGGGAACAGTGAATATGTTGCTTTAATAGAACAGCAGCAACTTAGCCACTTAGAAAAACTTAATGAGTTTACAGCCAACTACAACGACTTACAGGGTAGTTATAATACCCTGTATCTGAACTATAAGATACTTGCAGCAGAGAAGGGATTTTATGACGGCTGGGAAGAATACCTTTGTACTGGATATACAAGTTTAGATGAGGGCTGTAACAATATTTCTGCAAGTGGAATAGATATAGAGAAGTGGAGCGAGTACTTCAATTTCTGTGCTACAGATAATCAGTTAATCCCTTATGGTTCTGTGGTGCTGGTAAAATTTGGCACAGCCATTGAGCCGTTTTTAGCTGTGGATGTTGGTGGTGCAATTAAGGGCAAACATCTTGACCTGTATTTTGGTAATGATTTAAACAAGGCTTTTGGATTTGGAGTAAAGGAATTGGAGGTTAAGGTTATTAAATGAATAGAACAAAAATAGAATGGTGCGATTATACAATTAATCCGATTAAGGGGTTATGTAAAAATGATTGTTGGTATTGCTATGCTATTAGAATGTATAAGAGATTTGGTTGGAATCCAGAAATTAGATGGGATTCGGATATATTTTATGATTTAGAAAAAATTAAAAAACCATCTAAAATATTTGTAGGTTCTACTCATGAAATTTTTGGTGATTGGATACCTAAAAAATGGGTAAACGAAATATTGTTTCATATTTATGCTTTACCAAGTTATCATACTTTTATATTTTTAACTAAATTTCCTCAAAGGTATCAAGATTTTATATTTCCCAAAAATTGCTGGCTTGGTACTACTATTACCGGAAAAGAGAAAAATCAATCCCACATACACGGTTCTTTTTCGGGAATGGATAACATTAAATTTATATCCTACGAACCATTATTGTCTGAACCAGAACCAATAACAAAATATTTATCGTTAGATTGGATAATAATTGGTGGCTTAACTCCAAAACCAGTCCACAAAAAAGAGTGGGTACAAAATATTATTAATCAGGCGATGGAATTAAATATACCAATATTCCTAAAAGATAATCTTAAATGGAAAGAAAAAATACAAGAGTTCCCCAATTGATAGCAGTAAAGAGATTGGGAAGAGATAAAGGCTATTAAATGAAATGTTTAGTTTGTGAGTACGAAAGCGACAATAAAGAGGATTTTAACGACAGCAGTCCAGGAAGGTCGCTATGTAAAATGCGGGGTACGTGGGAATGTGTAAGAGATTGGTACACGATTCATTTTATGCAGGATAGCAAGCACTCCGCAGAATCAGTTGAAGATAAAATTAAAGAGATAAAAGCAAATGCTAAATTAGATAGGATAAAGAAGCAGAGATTAGGGCAGGAGGTATTAGATTTGAGATGGAAGGAGAATAAATGCCAGCAGGTAGAATAATACTAAAATCAATTTCAGATAGCCATAAGTTACCAAAATTGAAAACAGATGGTGCGAGGCTTTTATACACATGGTTGCTTACACATCTTGATATTAATGGTTGTTTTTCAGGCGATTCGCAAGTTGTTAGAGGAAAGGTTTTTACAAGATTAAACAAAACAATAAAGACAATAGAAGAATATTTAAAAGACTTAGAATTAAATAAATTGATAATCCGATATAAGGTTAATGGAGATATGTTTTTAAATGTACCTGATTTTGTTGAAAAACAGCCATCTTTAAATCCCAAAAGGGAAGGTAAATCCAACATTCCTTTACCAACTCCAGAGTTATTACAGCAACACTCCGTAACTACTCCAACACAAGTAAAGGAAAGTAAAGTAAAGGAAAGTAAAGTAAAGTATGCCGACGATGTTTTTATGACTGAAGAAGAATACAGAAAGCTAATAGAGAAATACGGAAAAGAAAATACTAATAAAATGATTACAGTATTAAGTAATTATAAAGGATCACATGGGAAGACCTATAAATCAGATTATAAGGCAATTTTAAGTTGGGTAGTGGATAAGGTTATAGGTGAGGGTAGTTATAAAAAAATTGACCACACTAAGCTACTTGCAAATGCCAAAGCCTGCTATAAGGGCAAGGGACGCCAATGTGATAACCCTACCTATACAGCAGCAGGCAATATGTTGGAGATGTGTAAGGTTTGTAAGGACAATAAAGGAGGTTGGTAGTGAAAAATCCTAAAAAAGTTGGCAATGAATATGAGCGCAAAATAGTTGACATAATAAATGAGATTTTAGGTTCTGGTTATACAAAAACAAAATTATCTGGTGGGGCGGATCACAAGGGTGACTTGAGGGATTACTGGCAAACGACCCCCCTTAAAAATTATACGATTGAGTGTAAATATCATGGTAGCGAGAAAGAATTTAGACGAAAAATACTGCTTGATATAAAGCAGGCAATTACACAAACACCGGCTAACAAGAATTGGCAACTTATAATTCATCTACCTAATAGCCAAATAGAGCTGGTTGTGTTGGACCTAAAAGATTATCTAATTAATGATATTTTAGGGCAAATGCTGGTAACAAAAAAAGAAGCTAAAGAGGTTATAAAAAGTTTGGAAAGTAGTAAATATAAGCTTGGCAGGGATATAGAAAAACTGAAAGCGGTATTATAAATGATAAGACTAACTAAAAATCTATTATTTGCAATATTAATATTTATGCTGGCTATAGTAAGTTGGATTATAGGAAAGGTTAGGGGGCTGATATGAAAATATTGATAATAGACATAGATAGTAAAATTCCTAATTTAGCCTTAAAGAAGATTGAAAAATATTATCTTAATAGAGGTAATGAGGTTGTATGGAATTTTCCTTTATATAAACCCTTAGCAGATAAAATCTATGTATCCTGTGTTTTTAAAAGAAATAGATCTAAATGTTTTGACTGGGAAGATGATCCTAAATGCCTAATTGGTGGTAGTGGTTATAGTCTTAGTATTAATTTACCGGATGAAATAGAAAAAATTAAACCACGAATAAATATGGGTTTTTGTAGTCGTGGTTGTATTAGAAAATGTCCTTGGTGTATTGTGCCAGAGAAGGAAGGTAAGATTAGGGCAGTTGGTGATTTACTGGATTTATGGGATAGCGAATCTAAAGATATAATTTTACTTGATAATAATATTTTAGCACTGCCCGAACATTTTAAATTGATATGTAAGCAGGCAAGAGAAAATAAAATCAGGTTGGATTTTAACCAAGGACTGGACTGTAGATTACTGAATCAAGATATTATAGATGAGTTAAAAACAATTAGACATAAGGAACTGCATTTTGCTTTTGATAGTTTGGATTATTTTGATGATGTAGATAGGGCTATAACTCTACTTCAAAAAAACGGGATTAATCGCTGTACCTGGCTAATGCTAACTGGCTTTAATACTACCTTGGAAGAGGATTTATTCAGAGCAAATTACCTAAAATCAAGAAATCAAAATGCCTATGTTATGAGATATAACTTTTCAAAGGATCGCAAATTAATACCCCTATCTCAATGGGTAAATAATCATAAATGGTTTCAGGGGATGAGTTTTAATCAATTTTTAGATATGTTTGAAAATAGGAAATATAGAAAATTATTAAGTATAGAGGGGCTGTTATGAACTATCAAAGGTTACAACAATTAGGCAAAGAAAAATTAATTGCAATGATTTTAGAGAAGGATAAATTACTGAAGGAGTTTGAGGAGAAATTTTTAAGCATGGAGAAGCTGGGTAGATTATTTATTGACGGCAAAGGATATTGGATTTGGAGGGAGAGGATATGAATAATTTTACAGAGGAGTATATGCGAGAGGCGGATTGTGAAGCGATACAAGGATTTAAGAAGCAGTTAGATTATTGTTGTGAGGTAGCCATAAAAATTGATAATCACGAATATAAGGAAAATATTTATAGGGCATTTTCAAAAGGCATAAATAACAAGTATTTGTTTAGCGGTGATTGGAGTGGAAAAGATGTTTATTTTTACAAACGGAGCATGGTTGTTTGGCTACCATCAGATGGCTGGTTAGATAACAAGATATTAAAAATATGTAAGGAAAGAAATTATGATTACAATGTTGGAACTACAAAACAACCCAATTATGGTTGGTGGGTGCAAATTAATGATAGGGAGTTGGAAGACCCTGAAGATGTTATATTAATCAAAGGACACAATAATCCCCTAATAGCAAAAATAAAATTATTAAAGCAACTTATAAAAGAAAGTGAGGAATAATGGCTATATTTTGTGATAGGAAATTTTGTGAATATAATAATGCTCTTGAAAAAGATGAAGAACTACATAAGTTTCAAACAGAGGATATTAGATATTGCATATCAGGTGAAATATGTGTTGATAAAAAAGGCAAGTGTTTAACTTATAAAAGAAAGGATAAATAATGTTAGATAAAAAAGTATTAGGCATAATAACAGATTTACAGGATGCTGGTGTGGTAGATTTGGGCATAACGCAAAAGCAGATAAGGTACTTGATAAGTAAGGTTAGTAAGTTGCAACCTAAGTATTTAAATGAAAAAGAAGTTGAGAAGATAATAAGAATTTCAAATGCGTATGAGATTATTGAACAATACTTTTGGGAATTGCATAGTAGTCATGGTCTTTCAAAGAGAGGAAGTAATATAAAGACTACAGAAGCAATCAACAAAGTAATGGAACCATTGATAACTGAAATCTGCAAACTCCAGCCTAAAAATCAGGTTGTGATTGCAGAAGGGGAAGTAATCGACTATTTAGGTGATATGTTTGTAGGAAAAATATTTGTTGAAGTAGAATTATTTAATTATTTGGGCAAAAAAGGCAAATTAATATTGGAGGTAGAATAATGCCAATGTGTGAAAAATGTTGGGGGGATGCTTACTTGAGGGCTTATGGTAGCGGTAAAGGTCAGTCAGAATGTTACCAAGAGCTACTTAAAGAGCGTAAGGATAATCCTTGTACCCCTAAACAGCAAGCAGGGCAATGGTGGGACGAGAAAAGACAGATTGATAGTAGATTATTATGCTATAAATGCAACGTTAAATTGACCAAAGATAATGTCAGCAAAAATATTTTATATTGCAAGAAATGTTTTAAGGAGGATTAGATGACTAAGGTCTATTGTGATACCAAAGACTATAGCGATTATGAATTACATTATCAAGAGAAACGCCAAGCTAAAATAGAGCATTACCAGCAAGGCTTAATTGACCAGATTGTAAAAATTATGCATGAGGCAAAAGAGAAATTAGACTTGGTGGATTATGCGGATTTTTTAACAATGATTAACGATATTTTGGAGGTAGAAGATGACAAATAAAGAAATAATAATTAAGGAAGCAGATGAGTTTGTAAACGCAATTAAATCTGTACCAGATAAAGAAATAAATATACATAGATTTGCCACCAATCTCTTGGCTAAATTGCAAGTGCTTGATAGGGATAAGGTAGACTTAACATTACATAGATTATGCAGGAAAATCATAGATGCAATGAATGACAAAAAACTAAAGGATAGAGCCCTTGATGAAACATTGGATAAGGCTTTTAAAGACTCTATTAAGGAAATCTGCCAGCTAATTCCAGAAGGTGAGGTAATTGCAGAAGGTAAATTAGAATATTGCAAGTTTGCTAAGCGTTATTTGATAGACAACAAACCTGTAAATGATTGTTTTGGAATAGAACATGATGGCAAAAAAATAATTATAAGGGTGGTGGAGAAATGAGCATAGAAGGTGGAGAATATGATGATTGTATGGATGTTGAAGTTGAAAGATGTGAAGACTGTGGAAGGAAATTAGAAGACTGTACCTGTATAGACAATTTATTTATGACAAGTGACGATTATCCAGATTAAAAAGGGGGAACAATGATAGATTATAAAAAAGTAGAGAATGAACTTTTAGGGATATTTACCAGAGATGAAATAGGGCGTCAATTATTTAAATTGGATAAGAAAGATAGTAAAGAATTTACAAGACGTATAATGATTTCCATCAAAAAACTTATAGAAAATGAGTTTGAATTGATATTAAATTTTACTACTTTTCCAGACGAGGCAGATGAACAAAATTATAATGGCGAACTGATAAGCATAGACGAGGATGTTATTGGAGGGCTGGAAGCTGAGATAGCCAAATTAAAAAAGCAAGTTACTGAATACAAAGAAAAAGCCGATGCCAGATTTGATGAGATTATAAGGTTGCAAAGACATAGTCGTATGCAGAATTTAAGATAGTAAAATAGCATTTGTATTGTTACACATATAAGTATAATATAGGAAAATAGGATATGATAGAAGTAGATACAAAAGAATTATTTGATTTTATTGACAGAACAAAAATTAAACCAGGTAGTAATTCTTGCCTTGTTTTTATTAATCCTTCACAAAAAGCATTACTTCAAGATATGGAGGATTTAAAGTTTGGTACTGTAATAAAAATGAAGGTTCAAAACGGGCTACCAACTGAATGGCACAAGCCTGTGCAAACTAAATTTTTTAAGGCACTAAAAAAAATAAAACCAAGTGATTTTAATAATTAAATAATATAAGTCTGGCTTACAACATAAGAGGACTTTCAGAACTCAAAAGGTTCTGGGAGTCCTTTTTTTATTAGGAAAAATTATGGTAAAGATAAAAAAGCAGATAAAAAATTCGTTTCTCTTTATTGACATAATTTCAGATGAGTCCCTTGCAATTCTTAATCAAGTAGGTGATAGGCATTACCGCAGACCTTCTAAGCAAAATATCACAGTTAGAAGGCAGGATAAACCTTTTAAGTTCTACGATAAGCTTATGCGCACGCCACCAGGATTTGACAGGGAGGATAAGTGAGAAAGAGAAAGTATAATAAATTAATTTTAGTTTATAAAAAAAGAGAATGTGAAATATATGATAAGAATTTAATAGAAGCTATTGAAAGTTATTCAGATTTTATTGATATAATAGAGAGTTCAAGTAAGAGAGGATATCTCGCTATTCTTGCGAAACAGGGATTTATAGAAAAAGAATTAATATTATCCAAACTTATTGATGCAAAGAAAAATTGCGAATGGCACTTGAGAAAAATAAAAAACATAAGCCGCAGATATACTGGATATTATAGGGATATTCCAGATGGTATAAAAAATAGGACTTGACAAAACATACCTAAAGTATGCTAAAATATCTAAGATAAGCAATAACAGTCAGAAGCAACCAAAATATTTAAAACTAAATATCAAGGAAGAGTCCAGAAATGGGCTCTTTTTTATTTGCAAAAATCATGGAAATAAAAGATAGGTTAAAAAAATTAACAGCTCAAGAAATACAGGAACTCAATGTTCATGCAGCACAAAGAATGATGTTAGAAAATACTAATCTACTAATAGACTTGGAAAAGGAACTATTTGACGCAAGCAGGCAACTGGGAGAAGCAAGGATTAAGGTGGAGCAATTGAAATCTTATAAGAGTGCGATTGTGGAAACTAATAGAGCATTAAAAGCGGTGATTAGTAATGGGTGATAAACCGATAAAAACGGATGATAAACGGTATAACGATGAGAATACAGGTAAATTTAAAGAAGATAACCCTGGTAGACCTAAGGGAGCTAAAAATAAATTTAGCATTAGTATGTTAGAGGAAGCTATTGCAGCCGAAGAAGAATATGCAGCACAGGAAAACGAACCAGGCATATTCCAGAAGTTTGTAAGGATGGCATATATGAACCCTGCTGTGATGATAGCACTGATGAAGAAGTTTGTACCTGATATGCAACATACTGAAATAAGTGGCATTGAGCCATTAAAATTTGAAGTAGAGATATTAAATGGAAATAAGAAACCTGAAAGCAAGTAATGTATTTAACTGGCTATGTCAAACAGACAAAAGAATAAACTTTTTGGTAGGTGGCAGGGACAGCACGAAGTCCTGGAGTGTGGCGTTGCATCTTTTAGTCAATAAGTTTTTTGGCGAAGAAAACAAACGAACACTTATACTTCGTAAAACGAGGGTAGCAGTTAAAAAAAGTTGTTTTCAATTAGTTGTAGATTTTCTAAAGAAATATGACTGCTACAAATATGTAAATATAAATAATACTGAACTTGAAATAACACGCAAAGACGGTTCACTAAATTCAATTCTTTTTACAGGCCTTGATGATGTAGACAAGCTCAAGTCATTGGAGCAGGGCAATTATATCTGGGTAGAAGAAGCGATTGATATTACGTTTAAGGAATTTATAAATCTTGATATTCTGATGAGGCGTCAGACTGATGGAATTAACCAGATGTTTCTGTCCTGCAATCCTTTGTCGGCACTGTCCTGGATTAAGACTGAAATTGTAGATAAACCCGATGAGGATACAGCGGTACATTATTCAACAATAGATGATAATCCATTTGCTTCCAGTACAGATAGAAAGCGCCTTGATAGGCTAAAAGACATTGATTTAAACCTGTATAAAATATTCAGGTTAAGCCAGTGGGGCATACTTGAAAATATCATATATGGTAAGTGGAAGACTTATAGTAAGGTTGAGATAAAAGACGGCATTAAGTTTATAGATGGCCTAAAAGTTGATGATATAACATACGGCCTGGACTTCGGATATTCAAACTCATCGGCGTTGACTGAAATTAACTGGATTGAAAATGACTTTATAACTCACGAACTCCTGTACCAGAGTGGACTTACCAATACTGAACTTATAGAACGGGCAAAGAAATTAATACCGGTAGAACAGAGGTACAGGGAGATTTACGCAGATCCTTCTGAACCGGATAGGATTAATGAGTTTTATCATGCTGGATTTAATGTCCACAAGGCCCGTAAAGATGTAACGGCCGGGATAGATTATTGCAAGACACATATGCTCGGAGTTACTGCAGAGAGTACAAATGGAATCAAGGAATTGCAGAGCTATAAAAGACGTGAAGATAAGGACGGCAATGTAATGGAGGAGCCAGTTAAGTTTCAAGACCACTTCTGCGACAGTATGAAATATGGAGCGTATTCAAGATTTGATATTATGGGCGAATCCAAACTCGCTGATTTTTCATTTAGATAAAAGGAAATAAATGACAGCGTATTCACATCAAAGAGGACATAAAATTATTTACAACAATGATTGGGTTTATGCAGACAATAAGCAATCTATCGATATTGAAAGACCCTGTATAAGATGTGGAAAAATGCCAACACGGGAAGGATATGACGCTTGCTTGGGTTATATTAAAGGTGTTAAATCGGCTTGTTGCGGACATGGGATTGAAAAAGAAATTTTAATAAAGGAATATTATGGATTTAAGAAAATTAATACAACTGGTATATCCTGAAGAAACCAAAAATACAGCATATTCGGTATTTACTGAAGCACAACTGGCGCAACTAAACGCACTTATAAAGTATTATGATTATTACGAAAACGATGTGTTCAAGCACATTGAGCAAAAATACCCTGAATTTAAACAAACATCTGATAGAAAACCTGCCCAAATACCGATAAATTATAGTCGGTATATCGTGGATAAACTCGCAGGCTGGCAGTTTGAAAAGCCTATTGATATTGCTGTAAGTACCGAGAAGAAAGCCAACGAGAAGAAGGCTGATGTAGTAGAAAAAGACCTGTACACAATTCATAAAATAAACAGGATGGACTTGAAACTTCAGCAGGCAGCCAAAGAGTGCAATACTTCTGGTGGTGCAGTATTTAAGATGATTTATGACAGTAAGCTTGGAATACGTTTTTTACCCCGTCCCCGAATAGAATGTTTTCCTATAACTGCATTTGATGACTACGAGAAGCTAACTAAAGTTCATTTTGTAGCTTTTAAGTCCGATGATATTATCTGGAAGCAGACCTTTGAAATGATAGACGGCAAGTGTTTGTTTAGTGAAGCTACCTACAGCGTGAAGATGAATTTGCAAGTGGAGGAAGTTATCCAGGAGCCGATATTTTTAGGCAATGGCAAAAAGTATATTGATTTTATACCAGTCTATATTATCCCAAACAACCCTGCTATTGGCATGGTATTTGGATATAGCGAGCTTACAGACCTGATACCGATAATTGATGAGTTAAACAAAAAGTATTCGGACTCTTCAGATGCACTACGTTTTGAGATGTTTGCAATAACTATAATGCTTAACATCAAGCAGTTTACTGATGCAAAAGGTAATAAGAACAAACCAAAGACGAAGCCAGGTGCAGTATGGGATTTAATTAGTGCAGGAACAGGTGATGTAAAGCCCAGCATAACTAAGCTGGAATCTAAATTTGCTTACACTGATACCTTAAAAAATCACATAGATAATCTAAAAGATATAATGTTTGAGCTTTCAAGCGTAATACAAATAAATCCGTCAGTAGTAACTAAACTTGGCAATCTATCGGGAGTAGCCTTAAAGCTAATGTTTGCTTCTATGATATCAAAAACCAATATCAAGAATACTATCTGGAAGCCTAAACTGGAGCAGATGTATTCTGACAGCCTGAAGATGAGGGCAATTTATGAATCTTATTCGTACCCCGAAGATATGGACATTGAAATTATCACACATATGCCAGTACCGTTAAATGAAAAGGAGGAAGTTGAAACTGCAATAATGAGGCTGTCGGCTGGGTTAAGTTCAATTAAGCATGAGATGGATTTGATGGGGATAGAGGACCCTGAAAAATTAACGGCTGAAATACTGGAAGAACAGAATGAGCAAGAAAAGAATATGGGTGGAGTTTACGGGGAAAATAAATAAAATATATTATTTGACAAATTGACATCATTATATTATGATAGACTTACAATATAATTAAGATTATAAAGGAGTCTATTTATGGAATATTTGATATCGGAAGAAGAATTAAAAAATGCTATTTATAAATATGCACAAACAAGTATCTATTGGTTACTTTTATCTAAAGCAGAGGAGATAGCCAATACGGTGTTAAAATCCAAACAACCAGTAGAAAAAATAGCAAGTGGAAATTTTGAAAGAATTACGTGGAAGCCATTTAAAGAAAATCCAATTGGCAAAGTTTTTTCAGGTGAACCAATGACTATTTATATTAAGAGGGTGTCCAAATGAAAATCTTAACTTTACGTCTACCAGATGAACTCTATGATAAAATATGGCAAATCCATTCAGATACCAGAAATAATATAAATAGCATAATTATAGAATTGATTGAAAAAGGATTAGAGAAATAAATGAAAGAGTTGGCTCGACAATTTAAAGATGTATTAAGCCATAACATAATATTACCTGTTTTTGAAATTGAAATTGAAGGCATTACCTTAATTGATTTTATACGGAAAGTCAGTATGGTATATGTTGTTATGATTTGTTTAATGTTATAAGTAATATTTAAAAATAAAATTTAATATAATCAAGTACTCGAAAGGGTGCTTTTTTTATGGGGAAAATTAATGTCAGATGAATGGAAAAAATATATTCTGGCTAACCGAGAAAAGTATACCAAACTTACCGCAGCGCAGGACAGGGCTTTAGGCAGGCTTTATATTGACTTTGCTGGCAACGCAAAGCGTGAGGCTCTGGCAATAATTGATAAAAAAACATGGAGTTATACACAGAAACGATATGCAGTCAGGGAACTTCTAAAAGAAGCCTCTAAACTAACCGATGACTTTAAAAGCATACTTGATAAGGCACTGATTGAAAGTGCGGATGTAGGTGCAGATGTAAACCGCATAATGCTGAAAAAGTACAGTCAGAGGCTTGGCGAGGCTGGTTTTGATGTCAATATGCAAAGGGTACTGTATAGTGTGCCAAATGAGGCAGTTAAACTAACATATGATAGAATTTTATCCGATGGCTTAAAACTATCTGATAGAATATGGATACTTAATAAACGTACCAAACGGGAAATTGAACGGATAGTGCTTGAAGAAATAGCATCAGGACGTCCAGCGTCAGATAAGATACTTGAGGCACGACTTGATAAACTTCTTAATCCCGATAGACGTGCAATTAGAACTAAACTGCATGGTAGAAATGTATCCTTTGACGCAGCAAGACTTTTAAGGACTGAACGGACTGCGGCATTTAATGAAGCTGATAGATTAGCGTCAATGAATAATCCTGGCTTGATAGGTATGCAATGGCACACATCAGGAGACCCTTGTCCTATCTGTGCGGATATTGCAAGTGGTGGTGACGAAGGATTGGGAGTTGGAGTATATAAACCAGAGAGTGTACCAATGATACCGCAACATCCCCAATGTATGTGCTATACGTCAGATGTTGCTATTAGTTCAAAAGATTTTACTACGAATTGGATAGAGTTTATGGATAATAAAAGTTCACATCCTGAACTCGGGCAGTGGTATGATGATATTTATTTAAAGGCGGCATAATGAAGTTAATGAAATTAAATTTAGATAATAAAAATACATCGGAATATGTAGTATCAAAACTATTTAAAAGCTGGAAAGACAAGGATTTTAAAAAAGCAAATAAATATATACAAGGAACTTGGTTATACCATAATAATGAAAAAGAATTTGAAAAAATATTTGGCATATATAAGCTTATAGATTTTTATTTTTACGATAAAGAAATTATAACGAATTGCAGACACGAGATAGATTTTAGAGTTGATGTTATTCTTGAAGATAAGACTAAGAGTTTATATGGCAAAGCTAATATGATTTGCGAAACAGCACCCTATGAACCCAGCCCTAAAGGTAAATGGGGAGTTAATCCGATTAGTTTATTAAGGTGGCATAAGTGAAAATAATAAATGATTTTAAAAAGGAATATTATGTTTTGTAAGCAAATTTTCAAGATAATAAATTCTTTCTTTCATAAATCTTATTGTTTGATGTTCGCTATTGGGGTGAAGTTCAAGATTATCTGGAGAATTATTTGCCCTATTCCCATCTTTATGATGAACGTGTTCCCAACTTTGAAGAGGACGATTAAGAATCTTAGACATTACAAGACGGTGTTCATAGACTTCACCTCTTTTATCAGACATAGGATTTTCCGGAACATAAATTTTAATATAGCCATTGGAATTAACTTTTCTCAAATTTGGATTCCTCCTTGTTTTCATTGCTCTGGCGTGTCCACACTTAGTACACCTAAAAGAAAGATTACGTTTACCATTTTTTTGAGCATAATAATTTTTATGAGAAACATTGTGCATAAGTTCACAATCGGGACATTTAACTTTTATAAATCTTTGATTTCCTATTTTAAAAAATTTATTCACATTATTAATATACCATATACAAATGAATATTACAAATTAATTATTCAAGGAGGAGCGCAAGATTATGCCGTATCCTAACGAAAGTTCTTGCAGAATTAAAAGTCCCGATGGTTTTGAAAAGGGTAGTTTTAGACGTATAAGCCAGGGTAGATTATCAATAATTATCGGCAGACTAAAAGGACAAAAGACAACCACGACGCAAAGTTTCAGATATCCTAAAAGTAAGTGGAGTAAAGAACAGGCAAGAAAACATTGTGAGGAACATAAAGGCAGTTTTCACGAAGCAGGATAATCCTTGATGGATTTTTAAATATATATAAACCGCATATCTAAGACATCAGTTTGGACGTCTTTTTTTATGCAACGAAACGAAAGGAAGTGCCGAGATGGCAGACGAAAAAAGTTTAGAGCAACTAAACACGGAACTTGAAAGTGCTGTAAGTGAGCATGGAGAGACCTCCGATGAGGCAAAGGCAATACAGGCAAGTATTGACCAGTTAGAAGGAAAAAGCAAGTTTGACTACAGCTATGTAAGGGAACTTAGGGAAGAAGCTAAAAAGTACAGAACCGATAAGTCAAAGTTAAAGACTGAATTTGCAAAGGTTCAGGCAGAACTTAAAAAACTTGAAGATGCTAAATTGTCAGATACTGAAAAACAGCAGAAGAAGATTTTAGAGCTTGAGGGACAGTTAGTAGACATCCAGACAGAGTATAAGGACAAGGAGATTGATAATCTTATTCTAACTGTTGCATCCGATAAGAACTTTGCAGATTTAGATGTTGTAAAACTTCTGGCTAAAGCTGAACTGGCTTCTGAAGAAGATGTAGACCAAAAGACTGTAGAGCAGGTAATAGACAAAATAGCAAAAAGTAAACCATACCTTATCAAGGAAACCGAACTAGGCAAACCTGGTAGTGGAAACTTTGCCAAGAAAGATTTAAAAGGTTCAAAAGACCCTGATGAGTTATTTGGTGAGATGATAAGACAAAGGAGAAAATAAAATGGGTGATTTTTATAGTGGAATAGTTGATGCTGATGGTAAGTATGTTGTACCAGCACCATTAGCAGTTGAGATGTTACGTAATATTGAAATAAAATCTGTTTGCCAACCATTTCTTAGAAAGTGGCCTATGACTTCTAAGACTCTGGATATAAATATGGTTGGCGATGAAATAGAGGCTGGAGTTGTAGGAACTGAAGGTGGAAAAAAACCTAAGAGTAAAGGAACTTTTGAGCAGCTAACCCTTACTACAAAAGAAATAGCTGTAATTGTGCCTCTAACTGAAGAGTGGAGTGAAAACGCAAATATAGCTGTTGATAGTTTCTTAAGAGGAGAGTGTGAAAAAGCTATTGCTAAAAAACTGGATAGAATCTATATGGGTTACGAAGATGTAGGAACTTTTGCGGAAAATATAAGTGGAGATATTCCAGCAGAACATATTATTGCATATCCAACTGGAGATGATTTACTTATAGATATTTCTAATGCATTGGGTTGTATAGAAGAAGATGGTTTCCAGGATAATATAGCATGGGCTGCACATACTACTCTAAAAGCAAGACTTAGAAATCTGAGAGATGAGGATGGACTTCCCATATTTCAACCTGCTAATGCAAAAGAGCCTGCAACATTGTATGGCTATCCCATAAGATTTAGCAGAAATATGTTAAAGGTTGGTTCTCCCGCTGCTTATGAGTTAATTGTAGGAGATTGGACATATGGGTTTGAGGGTTTAAGAGGTGGAGTAAAATACGACATAACCAATCAAGCCACTATTACTATAGGTGAAAAAACTTATAATTTGTGGGAAAAGAATATGGAAGCTATAAAGTTATGGGTTAGAAGAGCATTTAGAATGAGAGATGTAAATGCTTTCGCAAAAGTTACAGGACTTTAAAATAGCAAAGGTTAGCGGACTACCTTAAAAGTCCGCATTAATCTTAGGAGTATTTATGAAAATTGTAATTAACAAAACTGGTAAGGTAGAAGAAGTAAGGCAGAGGGAAGCTGATAGATTAGTCAACAGAGGTAAGGCGCATTTACTACCAGAAATACCTTTCAGCGATTACGTGCCTACTAAAAAAGAAATAAAAGTAATAGAGGAATATTCTGGAAAAGCCAAGTGGCCTATTAAAGTCCCATTAGAAAAAATAAAAATAAAAGTAGGAGAAGTTAGAGAACTTGCTGAACCAGTAAAAGAGGTTGTAACTGATGTTGATTTAATAGAGCCTATCCCAGAACGATTTACAAGTTTTGAAGAATCTAAACCTAAAAGAAAAAGGAAGAAAAAAAACAAGTTTGAGAAGTGGAATGATTAAGGTAATTTTAAACAGGGATAAGAATCTGCATCCAGTAAGATATAAAAAGGGTGATGAGGCTAATATACCAGATAAGATTGCTGAGAGATGGATAAATAAAGGTGTTGCACATTATCCAAGTGAAAGTAAAACCATAATATCTAAAAAAATCATAATATCTAAACATGGTACTGAATTTATAAAATTAAAAGATTATATAAAACACGAGAATGTTTCAATAATTGTCCTTATAAAGGATGCTCTTAAATATGTGAAGAAATGTATTGAGAGTATTGCTTTATATACAGATAACTATGAACTCATAATTATAGACAACGGCTCTAATGCCGAGACTAAAAAATACCTTAAAAATATAGGGTATATAGATTATAAGCTCATAACCAATAAGGAAAATATGGGAATATCCTACGGTTGGAATCAGGGTATAAAGATAGCTACATTTGATTATATCTGCTTTATAAACTCCGACTGTGTGGTTACTCATGATTGGCTTCCAAGGATGCTTAAAGGATTTAAGTATACTAATAATGTTGGAATAGTAGGCCCTTCCACTTGTAGAACAGTTCCAATGCAGACTATCCCAGAATCAATAGGTAGGTTTAAGATTGAAGATGAAACTACAATTAATCACTATGCAGATATAGCCCCTGAAAAATATACAATTACTCGCCTTACAGCATTTTGCTGGATTGTTAAGCGTGAAGTATTTGATAAGATTGGAGTATTTGATTGGAGAAGATATGGACTTGCCTGGCATGAAGATGTAGATTTTGCATGGAGGGTTGATAAGACTGGTTTTAAAATGGTATGGTGTACGGCTTCTTATGTCCATCATTTTGGAAGTAAAACTACAAATGAAATGGGATTGAATACAGTTACAAGAGGGGAGAACAAGAAAAAACTTGACGAACGTAAAAAGTCATCAGATTTATATGTAGTCAATGACGTAGAACTTGGCAAGGTAGAAACAAAAACATCTCGGGTATCAGTAATCATTCTTGTAAGAGATGCCTTGGATTATTTTAAAAAATGTCTTGAAAGCGTGATTAAATATACCTCTGATTATGAACTTATTATAATAGATAACGGCTCTAACGTAGTTACCAAAAAATATATATCTGAACAGCAAGCAAAACTTGGATTTACATTGATAACTAATGAAGAAAATAAGGGATTTTCTTATGGTACTGATCAGGGCATTAAAACAGCAAGTTATAATTATCTCTGTTTTTTGAATTCTGATACTATAGTTACAAAAGATTGGTTAAAAAAACTTAAAGCTGGTTTTAGCTTACCGGATGTAGGATTACTTGGCCCCTCTACTTCATGGTCAAGAACTAAACAGATGATTATAAATTATTCAAGAAGAAGATTTGATATGAAGGATGAAGAAATACAGAATATTCCCAATATATTGCCAAGAGGATATGAGGAAATTGAACTTGTTGGATTTTGTTTTCTTACCAGTAAGGATGTGATAGATAAAATCGGGGTATTTGATTATCGCATGTCTCCTATTGCATATTACGATGATACTGATTTTTATAATCGTATAAAAAAAGTTGGATATAAAACTTATTGGATTAAACATTCCTATGTGCATCATTATGGACACAGAACAGCGGTGGAATCCAAAATAAATAGTAGAAAGGTAACCGCAGAAGCGCTTGAAAGGTTGCGTAAAAAAAAGGATACAGATATATATGTAGCAAATGATGTAAAGATAACGAACATAAAAAAAAAACAAAAGCATAATAAGATAGTAGTATCGGTCAATATAGGTGAATATGATAATATCATAGAAGACCATTATCCAAATCCTGATTGGGAATTTTATCTCTTTAGCAATACTGATATTAAAAGTAATTTCTGGAATGTGATAAAAGTAGATCAGATACTTGAGCCAAGAAGGCAATCAAGATTATACAAGTGGCTTTTATGTAGATACTTCCCAGATGCTGAAGTTAGTCTATATATAGATTGTAATTTTAAAATACTGGTTGATATAAACAGATTATTGACTAATGATTGTGATATTTTAATGAAACTGCATCTTGCCAGGAAATGTTTATATGGGGAAGCAAAGGTCTGTAAGCAGTACAGGCTTGATTATCCAAATGTTATAGATGGGCAAATTACAAAAATCGCAAAGGAAGGATATCCGAAAGATTATGGATTACATGCAGGTAATATCATTTTAAGAAAACATACTGATATTGTAAAAGAGTTTGGCGAGGGTGTTTGGAGAGGGATTGAAAATGGCTCACATAGGGATCAGTTATCTTTGGATTATGTTGCATGGAAACTTGGCTTAAAAATAGGAACCCTACCTACGAAAGATTTTGAATGGAAAAAACATAAAAGTAATAAGAGAGCATACTAATGATTGGAATAATATACCCTGACGATGGTTGGATACTCAACAAAATTGGCAGAGAGATTGTAAAAATTGGCAGAGTTCTGGATAACAAAAGAGCAGATATAACATATTATGTGAATTGGAAATACTGGCAACATTTTAACCTCATAAAATCTAAATTTGATATTGTGTTCTTTACGCACCTTGATGATGATGATACAACTATTTTAGACAAAGCTGATTTGATTATTTGTATGTCATCTTATGGACAAAGCGAGCTTATAAAACACGGAATAGAATCTTCTAAAATTAAGGTATGCCCGTATATGGGAATTTCTATTAACAGCAAAAAGAAAATTGTAATAGGAACAAGTGGTAGAGATTACTCAACCGGTAGAAAAAACAGAGGCGAACTTGAGAGACTTAAAAAGGATTTATTGGGTATTTTTGAATTTAAACATACAGATATAACCAATGATAAGTTTTTCCAGAGTATAGATTATTTACTTCAAACATCACTTGCGGAAGGTGGCTCTATGGATATATTAAATGCCATATATGCAAGAGTGCCAGTAGTGTCAAGGGATATAGGTTTTATACATACCTTTAAAACCGATATTGATTTTATATATAAGGATTACAGCCAGTTAATAAACTATTTTAAGTCTATTGAAAAATCTATAATGCAAAAGGATAGGTATTCAATAAATTTTACTTGGGATAAATTTAGAGAATGGCATTTAGCGTTATTTAAGGAGCTTGAGAATGGATAAAGTTTCAAGTCTAACAATCTGTCAGGATGAATCGAGTTTTATATTGCAAACGCTTGAGTGGTTAAGGGATTATGTCAAGCCTGACCAGTATGTAATAATAGATGGTGGCTCGAAAGATAATACGGTAGATAAGATTAAATACTTCCAAAAGCAGGATAGCGCAAATATATGTTTAAGAATAAACGAGATGCCAGATTCGTTTTCAGAACAGAAAAATATCGCACTTGCAGAAGTTACATCAGAGTGGGTTTTGCAGATAGATGTCGATGAGACATATTCAAAATCAATATCACGGTTAATAGATGAAATAAGAGCCGACAAGCACAAGGATGTATTTGGTTTTGTATTCCCGACAGCAAATTTAATCAGAGATGTTAAGACAATAAATTCTGACAGGGGACTTGAACCACATCTAAGGCTATATAGGAAAGACACCAGAACGGAATATTATGGTGAGGTACATGAGCATCTGTGTTTTAATGGCAAATGGATCATGAAAGGAATTGAGGGTTTTAACGTAGTTCATGATAATAATATCGCATTAAAACATTATTCACTTCTTAAGAGTGATGCTGAATTATTTGAAAAAGGGAAAAGATATATGAAATGGGCACAACGAAGTGCAAAAAAAGGGATACCGCTGAATGGTGAGAAGCACTTTATTGAAAAAAAATACAAACTAATTAAAGAGGACAATTTAAAAGAAATACCAAAGGAATGGGAATAAATGAGAGAATCAGATAGATTTAAACCAAAATTTTTTGATTCACGTAATAATGCAGAAAATAATACACAACGAACAATTCATTATCCAGAATCTGCCAAAGTAATATCAAAATATTTTCATAATAAGAAGATACTTGAAGTTGGTTGTGGCATGGGATGGATAACTCATTATCTGCAAGAATTAGGTGAGAACGCTGAAGGATTTGATATTGTGCAATATGCAGTTGACAATTCTATTGCTAAAAATGTTTTTCAGGCCGATATGATAGATACAGTTAATTGGGATAAAAAATGGGAGATTGTATTTGCAATTAATACCATAGAATACCTTGAAGAAGATGAAATTCTTATTGCTTTAAAGGGGTTATCTCAAATTTTTACAGATACTTTACTTTTATATATTCAAACATGGTTTCATTTTTTATTTAGACGTAAAGGTTATCCACCTAATTTTATATTTCCTGTTAGAAGCATGTATGGTGGTAATAGAAGAACTGCACAAACAAGAGATTGGTATATTGAACAAATGGACAAACTTGGATTAGAAGAGGATTATCCTCTATATAAGAAGATAAAATTTGATAATGATTTAATATCTGGTGCTGATTTCAGAGATAAGAATAAGTTTGCAGGTTTAGGTTGGAAAGGTTTAGATGGATTATTTGTTATGAAACACAAGAATAAATAATGAAACTATTATTAGTAAACCCTCCTAATGTCTCACAGGGTGGGCGTTCAAATCCAGTATTAGGATTATTGTATTTAGCTGGTTATATTAAAAACATTGCCGAGGTTAAATATTATGACGGCTTTTTAGGAAATTGGGTTGACTTTGAGGCAAAATTAAAAGAGTTTAAGCCTGATTTTGTGGGTGTGCAAATGCTTACTCCAGGAAGGCATAAATCTTTAAAAGTTTTAGAGATTGCCAAAACATACGATGCTAAAACAATAGCTGGTGGCCCTCATGCTTCAATTATGGCACAGCAATTAGCAGAGAATTATGAATATATAGATTACATAGTTATTGGTGAAGGGGAAGCAAGTTTAGAGAAGATTTTAATTGGTAATGGTGATAAGTTCACACAAAGTCCTGAGCTTAATATTAATACAATACCATTTCCTGCATGGGAGTTAGCGAATCTTGATAATGATAAATATATTGGTAAAGCAGATATAAGAGTGCCTATTATAGCATCAAGGGGCTGCACGGGAAATTGTACATTTTGCTCAACGCATAAAGTTTGGAAGAAATACAGAGTTAGAACTGCTGATAATATCGTAGAAGAAATAGATTATATTATAGACAGATTTAATAAAAGGCATTTTGTATTTGAAGATGATAGCTTGTCATGCAATCTTGATATTACCAAAGAAATCATGGGCCGTCTTGCCAGTAAGGGCATTCGTTTCTTTGCAACTATGAGAGCAGATGGTATGGACATCGAATTGGCTAATCTACTCAAAAAAGCTGGTTGTTATGAAGTTTCAATTGGGTTTGAATCAGGAAGCCAGCAGGTTTTAGATGCATATAATAAGCACATTAAAGTTGAACAAAATATCAAGGCAGCATTAGCAGTAAAAGAAGTTGGCATCAATTTATGTGCATTGATGATATATAACGGAATGTTAAATAATGAACAGACCAGAGAGGAAACGAGGCAGTTTTTGGAGATAATACAGCCTGATAACGTGGGTTCATTAAAACAATTATGGGTGTTGCCTGGGACAAAAATATATAACGATATGAAAGCAAAGGATTTTATAGATGATAATTTCTGGCTTGGGCCAGAACCTTATTATATTTATCAAGGGGAGTTAGGAGTTTGACATGAATAAAGTGATACGTGTGTTTGAGTATACTAAAGATAATGATTTATTTAAGGGCTCTGGTTCTGCTACTTTGGAGAAGGATTTCATAGAATTTTTTCCCAGTATAAAAATTAATACAGCAATTGAAATAGGGACATATAAAGGAATGTCAGTTGCATATATAGCAGATTTTGCAAAAAAAGTTCATACATTTGATATTGTTGATTATCCCGAAAAATATAAAATGTGGGATGATTTAAAAGTCACAGATAAAATTACATTTCATTTGGTAAAGGGAGAATTAGATATAAAAAGTATACTCAAAGATATAGATTTTGATTTTGCTTTTATTGATGGCAATCACTCTTATGAAAATGTAAAAGCTGATTTTGAATTGGTTAAAAGATGTGGCAGAGTTTTGTTTCACGATACAAAGGTACATCCCAGAAAGGTATCTCAATGGGTTATCAAATTTGTAAACGAGCTTGGTAATGTCAAAGTAATGGGAAATATTGGTTACTGGGAATCGAAATGTTAGTAGCAACGATAATAACTTATAACGACTGGCCACTTATAAAAGAATGTGTAGAATCTGTAATTGGTAAAGTAGACAAAATTATTTGTATTGACGGCAGATTTGCAGACTTTCCTGGGGATAGTAATTTTTCCACGGATGGTACTTTGAAATATTTAAAAGACAAGGTATCAGTTACTTTAATCGGTGGACTTGATGAGGTTGAAAAGAGGAATATATATCTTGACCAACTAAAAGACGGTGATATTTGTTTGAACCTGGATACAGACGAAATACTGGTTGGTGAAATTCCCCAACTGGAAGCTGATACTGGTATAATACAAATAGGCGAGCAGGGCGATAGACGAAGGCACAGGCGCACTAATAGATTTTTCAGATACAAGGATGGGCTGCACTATTGGGGAACGCACAAGATGATTTTAGACAAAGGAAAGTTATTTGCAAATTTAGACAGGGTAGGAGAAGGATATACCAGCCAGAAGGTAACAGAATTTGAGCTACTGCATAGAAATGATTTGCGGAGTGCTGATAGGAAAAAGGATAAGAAAAAATATTATAAAATTCTTATGGTGAGGGAGGCTAAAATAAATGTCCCAGCTAATTGATGAAGTAAGAATACTAATTGAAGATGAGGATGAGGATTCAGAAGATTTTACAGATGATGAAATTACAAAATATCTGAATAAGTACAGAGACTACTTAGACGATGTAGCGTTAGCTTATGAAAATGATGATTATCTGATTTGGTTATGTGACTACAAATATTTGGATAATGTAATACTTGATTCTGCTGAAGATACTCCAATAAATGAAGGGGATTATACGGGGGATGACATCAATGGAATTTATACTTTTACCACCGCACAAACAGCGGTTTACATCAAAGCTAATTATTATAATTTATACAAAACAGCTTCAGACATTTGGTTGGTAAGGGCAGCAAAGGCTACCTTTAGCGGTAAAGTGAAACTTGGAGACGAGGAAGTACCGCAGGATAAATATAATAAGGAATATTGCATTTCTAAGTATTGGGAACTTAGACCGAGTGACTCCAACGAGATGGAAAGAGGATAAATGTCATTAATAACAAGTACCCGTAATAACCAAATAAATCTTATAAACCAAAATAAAGCGTCTATTGAAATCACACGCACAACTTACAATGTCCCTGATGGGGCTGGTGGCTATACAACATCTACCGCTATACTGGCAAGCCAGGACGTACGGATTTATAACAAGCGTGCAAGGATATTAAACGTGGATACTGGCGGTTATTCCAGTAGCAGAGTTACAAAAATGATAGCAAAATACGATGCTAAGATAAAATGTAAAACCGCTACCAATACCGATACTTTCACTTATGGTGATAAGAGTTATGAAGTTAAGGATGTAAAGAATGTTTACACTAAAGGAAGTATAGTTTTTAAAGAATGTGAGTTGATAGAGTTATGAGAGATAACGGCGCAGGAAACGTAATAAGAAATATGCGTATTTGGGAAGCAAAGAAGATGGCTGGCATTGATGGCTTGGGTAGAAAAACATCAGGCGAGGCAGCAGCAAAATCTAAGGCAGAAGCTCGCTGGATTGATAGAACCAGTAATGCAAGACAGGGCTTATATGGCAAATGGAGACCAAAAGATAAAGTTATTGAACATGGCCATAGAGTCACTTACGGGGTACATCTGGAACTGGGTTTTAATGGCAGGTACTCAATTTTAGAGCCTACCATAAATGCTATCAAAAATGATTGGTGGCATAATGTAAAAAGAATAATGGAGCACTCATGAGAACAGCATTATATACAGAATTATGTGAAATAACAGAATTTGGCAGCAGAATTTATCAGTCTTATACTGCCCCTAACGAAACTATTACACCTTATGCAGTAATTAAGTTATTGGGTGATGATCCTGTGGTTGAAAATATGCTTGGTTCAATGATGAGCTTTTCAGTATTTATTTATGGTAGTCCCAATAGTTTTATAAGCTTAGATGCTTTAGCTATACTGGTTAGAAATAAACTTAATAAGGTTACAATAACATCTACTACCGGACTTATCTTTAGGCCGGAGTATGTAAAAACGTTGCAGGATTATAAAGAGGAAAACGGGAACTTCATGAAGCGTGTGGACTTTGATGTCCCGGGCGTCCGGCCGTAACTGATTAATTTACAACTAAATATTTCAATAATTAAGCACTTCGTTTGAGGTGCTTTTTTTATATATCAAAAACAAAAGAAAAGGAGATTACAATGGCTGACACAACTGGAGATAAAATTGTATATGGAGTAAGGCAGGTAAGAATTAAAGGCTTACTCGCTACAGGAGCTAAAGATGCTAGCGCTACAGAGTACGATATTGACAAGCCACAGAGGTTTGGACAAGCATATGTCTATGTAGACGGTGAGCAGGCAATACAGAGAGGTGGAGATGAGATTGTTGCAGTAATTAATGAGGATGACAAGTTTATGGGAGTAGATTTGACATTGACATTGGCTGCATTAGTTCCTGAAGTAGATGAGACAATTTGCGGTGGTGTGGCAACACCTGCAAGTGGAAAATGGGCAAGTCCTATAGCCTCATCTGAAGACGCATACCCATTTGAGATGACAGTATGGATTGCAAACTATACTTCCAGCGATGCTAACTCCCCACAGGACGGTTTTATAAAGCATACTTACCCAATGTGCAAGGGTAGACGAGCCTCTGATGAGAACGCTGATAAGACTTTTGGCGCTCCAAGTTACACAATTGAAGCAAGGAGAAATGACTCTGATAGTGAAGATATACTATCTGCGGTTACTTATGAAAAAGTTAGCGGAGTAGAGTAAATAAAAATTAAATAGAGGAGAAAAAATTGGAAAAAAAAGTTATCACAGAAAGTGATATAGAAAAGCTGAAAGCCAAAAATGGCGAGGTAATAGATTTACCTGATTTTGACGAGAAAACTCCATTTGTAGCAAGAGTAAAAAGACCATCCTTAATGGAACTTTGCGCAAAGGATATAATTCCTAACGGGCTTCTGGCTGAAGCTCAACAGCTATTTGAAGGGGATCTGCAGAAAGGTAATCTGCTCAAGTACAACGAGATTATGCGCAAAGTTGCCGAAGTGGCACTTGTAGAACCTAAATACAGCGATGTAGCGGATATACTGACTGACGAACAACTGGTGTGTATATTTGACTATACCCAAAAAGGGGTGATGGCTTTGTATCCCTTTCGTAAAATCAAAGAGCTTTATGAGAATTTCAACCGTAGCGGGACAGACAAAGGAAAAAGTATCAGAAATGTTAAAGGTAAAAAATGATTATGAAGCTTTTTGCGTTGATGAAGCCAGTCTCTATATGTATATGAAATGGAAGGCTGGAGAGAAAACTTACAGGGAAAAGTTGTTTGAGCAGAATAAGGAATTTCAAAACTTAGGTAAGAAGGGCAAATAATGTTTGGTAATATGGGAACTATCTGGTCGGAGCTTGGATTGGACTCCACTCGATTTAATCAAGGCATGCAACTTGCGGAAAGTAGGGTAGCTCTTGCTGGCAGAAAAATGCAGTCATTTGGACGCACCCTTACTATGGGGGTATCCCTGCCCTTAATGGCGGTAGGAATTGCTGCCACTAAAGCAGGTATGGACTTTGATAGTGGCATGACAAAATCCCTTGCTATTATGAATAATGTTAGTCCACAGATACGTAGACAAATGGAACAGACCGCTAAAAGTATAGTGGATTATACGACCTTTAGTGCAAAAGAAGGGGCAGACGCTTATTTCTACTTGGCTTCTGCTGGACTTGACGCAGCACAATCTATTGAAGCCTTGCCACGAGTTGCAAGATTTGCGCAGGCTGGTAATTTTGATTTGGCACGTGCTACCGATTTACTTACTGATGCTCAATCTGCTTTAGGTCTTACCATGAGAGATGATGTTATTGAAAACATGAAGAATATGGTAAGAGTCTCCGATGTGCTGGTTAAAGCCAATACCCTGTCCAATGCAACCGTAGAACAATTTTCTGAAAGCTTAACGAATAAAGCAGGTGCCGCACTTAAACTACTCAATAAAGATATTGAGGAAGGTGTGGCTGTGCTTGCTGCATGGGCTGACCAGGGCGTAAAAGGTTCAGAAGCGGGTAATTATCTTAATATAGTTTTAAGGGACCTGCAGAGGTCTGCTATAAACAATGAGGAAGTATTTGACCAGTTCAATATAAGCGTTTTTGATTCAACTGGTAAAGTGCGCAATATGGCTGATGTTATTGGTGATTTGGAAACTGCTCTTAGTGGAATGTCTGATAAGGAAAAAAGAGCCACCTTAATGATGTTGGGTTTCCAGGATAGGTCAATTTCCGCAATGATGTCCCTACTTGGAACTTCTGACGCAATTAGAACTTATGAGGGAAGTTTAAGAAGTGCTACTGGATTCACTGAAAATGTAGCCGCAAAACAAATGGAATCCTTTACTGCACAAGTGGAACAGCTTAAAAATGAGCTTATAAATGTAGGTATATCTATATTTGATGTACTCCGACCAAACCTTGAGGATTTACTTAAACAGGTTAAAAAAGCAATAGATTGGTTTGATAATTTAACCGAAGGGCAGAAGAAACTTGCGGTAAACATGGGTCTGGTTCTTATAGTTCTGGGGCCAGCCTTATCAATATTTGGTAAACTTACTGTTGTAATTCCACAGGTTACGAAAGGAGTAATTGGATTAAATGTTGCTTCCAAAGGACTCTTGGCTACTTGGGGCCCGCTCGCATTAGCAGTAGTCGCTGGTGGCTGGGCTATATATAGAACTTCGCAGGAAATATATGATGCTGAACAAAAAGCAGAAGATTTGGAAAGTGCATTAACTCATTTAGAACGTGCTTTTGGTGGGCTATCTATAAAAAATAAAGAACAAAGAGAAGAAACTCAAAAATTGATAGAAAGAGTAAAAGAACTCACACAGCAATATCCTGAACTTGCAGATAAAGTTGTAGAAATTACAAATCGCTATTATGAGGGTATTAATACAAAAAAGGAAAATATAGATTTAATGAAAAAGGAAATTGAAGCCCTTGTTGATACTGCTAAAAAAACAGAGTATTTTACCAAAGCTGTAGAAGGACATACAAAAGCACAGAATAAAACAGAAGGGGCGATTGGTGATACCACAGAAGCTATGGACGACCAGGAAGAAGCAGCCGATGATTTAACAGATTCTATAGATGATTTAATCGGCTCACTGTTTAAACTCTACAACCTTAACCAATCTGTTACAGAGACTACATGGGATTATGAGGATGCTTTAGACAATTTAGACAAAGTTATGGGAGATGTTAATTCTACGGAGAGAGAAAAACAGAAAGCTATATATGATACCCAAGACGCAATGGAAAACCTGATTAGTTCTATCTGGGAAGAATACAATGCTGAAGGCACAAGCATCAAGAGAAAACAGGAATTAGTGAAACAAATGGATGGAGTTATTGGTAAAGCCCATGATATGGGAATTAAACTTGATGAGGTTTCTAAAGATAGATTGATAAACATAGATGCTGATGTATCGGGGGCTATGGTTGAAATAGGTAAAGTTATTGCTGAAATAGCAAAAGTAAAAAGTAAATCTGTGACTATATCAACAAATTACGAATCAATCTATGGCAGAACTGGAGGCAAAGAAGGCGGTTATGTAACATCTCAAGGCATACAAAGATTTGCTACTGGCGGACTTCCACACGCTGCTCCTGGTTGGGTAACTCCGCCATATGATGGAGGCGGTATACCTGCAATCGTGCATAAGAACGAAGTTATACTAAATTCGCAGCAGCAGGCTAAATTACTATTTGAGATTGCTAAAGGAAATAAAACCATTGAAGGTGGCAAAACTGGAGACATACATCTGCACATGGAATATAACGAGGAACTTGCGAGCCAAACATTTGCTACATTATTTGCACAGAAGATTGGAGAGATAAGTTGATAAACACTACTTTTACATATAATTTGCTGACCTTAAATAATCAATCTACTGACTGGCTGTCTGGAGTAAGGGCAAATATTGATTGGATTTATGTATTAACTAATATTTCAGGGCTTGATGACCCTGCGCTTAGGGATGAGAGACAGGATAGGGCTGCTATGGACGGGCAGATTGATTATGCACACTTGCTTGCTGAAAGGCTGGTAACTCTGCGAGGTAAAATCATAGCCGCATCTGAATCTGATTTAGTTACCAAAAGACAAAATTTAGAGGATGCTTTTATTAAGGATGGCAATTATCATTGGCTTACATACCAATTATCAGGGCAGGCTGCAAAGCAGGTTTATTGTAAGGTTTTCAGTAAAAGTATTGCAGAGACCTATTCAGAAAAATATATAAGACCATTTTTGATTAATCTAATAGCAATAGACCCACACATTTATTCTCAAGAGGAACTAATTAAAACAGTTTATATCCCATCTGCTGTAGGCGGTAGAGTATATGCAAAAGTCTATCCCAAGACTTATGGAACGATACAGGTTGGTGGCAAAATTACCTGTACAAATAATGGCAATTATCCAGTAATTCCAATAGTTAAAATGTACGGGCCATTGTCCTCACCTAAAATCAGAAATAATGATGATGACGCAAAAGAGATACTAATTAATTTGGTGGTTGCCGATGGTGATTATTTAGAGATAGATTTTTTAGAAAAGACCATACTTTTGAACGGTACGGCAAGTAGATACAATTATCTTAGTTTAGATAGCCAATTTTGGAAACTAAAAATGGGTAACAATTCCATAGAATTTAGGGATGGATTGGGGAACGTAAATGGAAAATGCGAAATTATATTTAGGTCGGGTTGGATTTAATTTGAATATTATAAAAAATTATTAAAGGAAGTGAATATAAATGGCTGAAATAAAACCGAGTTTTTTAGATACTTTATCTTACGCTGGAAAATTTGATAGGCAGCACTGGCGTGATATTTTAACTGAGGGAATAGTTGCTTCTGGCGATTTGGCGGTAGCCGAAGCTGGCACGCCTGATATGTCTGTAAACGTAGCCGCTGGTTCTGCATACGTTCAGGGCGACCAATCTGCAACACAGGGGCATTACCGCATATATAATGACGCTGTTGTCAACAAGGCAATTGCAGCCAGCGACGCTTCTAACGATAGAATTGACAGGGTAGTAGCACAGGTAAAAGATAGTACCGATATTAGCGGTGCAGATGACGAATGGGAATTGCAAGTCCTTACAGGAACACCAGCAGGTACACCTTCAGCTCCAGCACTTCCAGATGACGCATTGGATTTGGTACTTGTTGCTGTAGGTGCAAATGTTACTACAATTACTAATGCTAATATTACAGACCAGAGAAAAAGGATAGGATTGCAAAATGTATCAGAAAAAGGCTGGGACACAGCAGGAACATTTACCTATAATGCTGCAAATAAGATTACGGTAGCAAGTGGTGCAGCTTTAATATATCAAAAAGGCGATAAAATTAGATATCAAAATAATGATTCTGGTACATGGTTGTATGATTATATTATCACTGTAGCCGATACACTCTTAACAGTTGTAGGAGATACAGTACCTAATGCTACCTTAACAGATGCCTATTATAGCCATATAGAAAATCCATTAGGATTTCCTCAAACATTTAATTGGACTCCTGCATATTCAGCAGGTGCTTCTATGACTTATACATCAGTTTCAACAGATTTTGCTTATTTTAGTATTAAAGGAAATATTTGTAGATTTATATTGGCTGCAAATGGTACAACAGGTGGTACAGCAGGATATCAGCTTAAAGCTACACTCCCGATAGATAATATAGATATCTATAGTCCCGTATCTTGTCTTGTAGCGGACACTAATATGATAGGTGGTTTTGGTTATATCCTTAATACTTTAATCTATGCAATGAAATATGATTCTTCTAACTATGGATTAGGAGCAAATAGAAAAATAGGTGCAGAAGGATTTTATAAAATATAAATTATATATAGTTTAAAAGTGAGGATTTAATGATAACAAAACAGGGAGCAAGCGGACATAATAAAATATATAAACCTAAAATATTAGTACCAGAAGGAATTTAAAATGTATTCTCTGAAAGTTAAAAATGCAGCAGGAAATTATATTGAGGAAATCACATCATGGAATAGCTTCCAATATTTTTGGGAATTAAACCGTGCTGGTGGATGTAATATTTCCTTCAATATTGACGACCCTAAATTTACTCAAGACAACCTATTTCCTGCAAGACACTACATAGATATTTTTAGAGGCGATAGAAAACTTTGGAGTGGGATACTATCAGGAGTTAGCGGAAATGTAGGGGACATATCAGGTAAGCTAACTTTAATCTTCAGCGGTTATCTTGCACTACTTGAAAAAATGGAAGTAAGTCCAGCAGGTAAGGTATTCACCGATGTTGAACAGGGAACTATCCTGTGGACGCTTATAGATGACTTTCAAAATCTACCCAATGGAGATTGCGGGATTACACAAGGAAATGTTACTACAGGGATTACAAGGGATAGAACTTATTCGCCGTTCAAAAATGTTTATGAAGCTTATCAGCAAATGACTGAAGTTATAAACGGTTGTGATATAGAGATTACAGGAGGCAAAGTCCTAAACGTTTACGCACATCAGGGCAGGCGACTTCCTGCAATAGTACTTGAATATGGAAAGAATATAACTGGAATTAACTTTAATTTTTCAATAAGAGATTTGGTAAATCAAGCTAATACGATTGGAAGTGGGGAAGGGGTAGACTTACTTTATAGCGTTGCCCATAATATGCAATCACAGGGAATTTACGGACTTATGCAAAAGTCATTTATCCATCCAGATGTAATTCTGCAAGACACTTTGACCGAGCATGCTAAAAAGTATGTAGATGAATATTTTGAGCCTACTCAAATTTATGGATGCCATGTAAGAAGTACAGTGGACACGGCTCTCAAATCTTATGGCGTGGGTGATGAGGTAAAGTTACGTGTTCGCAAGGGATATCTTAATATTGATACTTATAAGCGTATTAAGAAATTATCGGTATCAGTTGACCAGAACGAAAAAGAAAATATATTTGTGGAGTTTCAGTAGAAGAAAGGAATTATGAGCATAACAAAATTTTCACCTCAAGATGTGAGTCTTTTGGCAGAGAGATTGAATAGATTAGAACAAGATATAAAAAATCTCAAAATGGAAAGGAAAGTTCTTTTTTCTGATGCTGTAAGAATAATAGATGCTGGAATAAATAAAGATGCTGATATACTTATAGCTTCTTTAGTAGTGCCAGAAGGCAAGAAAGTTATATTCCAATATGCCTTTGACAGTAAGTATAAATGGAATGACAGTGATGTAGTTTACACTTATAGTCAAGGAGAAGACCCATTTTTCCCAATGCTACTGTCTTCAATAATACTACCTGTCGGGATAGATAAGGATTTTATACATAGCGCATGGGTAATTGGAATAAATAACGGGACCTGGCATGCACCTGTTTTAACCTGGACTACTTTTACATCAAGAACTTTTGCAACTAAATCAATTTTTACTGCTGGAACATATTCAAATCTGAAATTTTATTGCAGAGATTTAAAACATGAAACACAAGCTGAAGATATACAAGAAAATACTTATTGGGGATTTTGGATAGCATACGAAGTAAAAGTATAATAGAAACAATTTTATGGATAATGAGCCTCCTAATTTTTAGGAGGTTTTTTTATTGGAGGATTTTATGGAAAAAATATCAGCAAAAGAATTATTAAAACTACCGACAAAGGAACTGGTGATAAAAATATATATCCAACTTGTTGCATTAAACGGCACTGTAGCGTTCCACAACAAATTTATATGGACATTTATAGGGCTTCTAATTACAGGACTTTTCGGTGGTATAATAGCATACTTTATTTTTTGAGGTAAATTATGAGTACATTCATAGGTGATGCATGTGGGGGTTGGAGTTCCACTACACCTGATACTACAGTAAATGAAATACGTTTCGTGCAATCTACGAGGCATGACCCTATAAGCTGGAACATAGTTGAAATGAGCCTGGCTAATAGAATTAAAATGATTATAAATGTTGATAGTTATGGCGATGGCACAAATTGTGGCTGGCATAGTGAGGCAAATTTAAGAACATTCACAGAAGCTATATTAAATCAATTAATACACAGGGCTTATATGCACGGTATAAGTTACAGCCAGCTAAAGAGATTCTGTAGGTTTACACTGGATAATGAAGCTAATGAAATTTACTCACCATACAGTTATGGATATTACCTTGATATATTTCATAGCCAGGTAAATGGCAGATTTGATATAGGTGCTGGTAATTTTGGCAATAATAGAAAAGACTACTATGAGTATATATGCAGGGTTCACCAGACATCTTTTAATGTTTTGGACATTCACATGCAGGCTGGTTGGGAGACAAAATCTAAAATTAGAGATAACGCAAAATGGTACAGAGAGCTTGCAACAAAATATGGCAAGCGATTGTCCTGTACAGAAGCTAATGATACAAATAATAATATTTGGACCGCTGATGGATTTGATATATTGCATTACCAGCTAAAGAAAGCTATTGAAATTGGGTGTGAGGATTTTTGCATGGTATTTATAAAAATGGACAGAGACCAGCCTAAATATAAGAAATTATCTTTTATATACAGGGGACAGGTAAATCCTTACTGGGAAACTTTTAAGCAGATGATAAAAGATAATAAACCTGTACCAAATATTATTGAACCAATAATTATGGGAGATGACGATATGATATTAGTAACTATGAAAAGGGGAGTAAAGCATCCAGGTGTCAGGTGGCTACAGCAGATACTTGAAGAAGATTATGATGTGGCAAATGATTATGGAAAATATGATGGCGATTTTGGAGCAGCTACCGAAAGACAGGTAAAAGCATATCAGAAAAAAATCGGAGTTGAGGAAACTGGAATTATAAGAGCCACCGATGTAATAAAAATATATGAAGAAAGTTCTGAACCTGCTATCTGGTTTAAAAGACTGAATGTACACGCTTCCTATCAGTAAATTACAAATATATATGGCTTATTAATAAGAGGTAATTATGAGACTACTTAAAAGAGGATGCAGAGGCAATGATGTATTAGATATACAGGGATATCTTGATGATTTGGGCTATAAGATACAGCCGACAAGCGTATATGATACGAGTACTATTCTATGCGTGCAGGGCTTTCAATCTCACACTGGACTACGACCTGATGGGGTGGTAGGGGATTTAACACGTGCAAAAATTAAGCAATACAATGCAAAAAACTATTGCCCGGAAGTATTTGAACCTATATTGGATAATATAGAAGAAGTAAGCTGTTACGATATGGAAAAGTATCTGCTCAAGTATAAACTATCTGGTTTGTCTTGGGCTTTCAAAGATGCTGCAGGGGAGCATAGAGTTAATATATTGCATATAATCGCACACGCTATTTTAGAGTCCGACTGGGGACGGAGCTACATAGCAACAAGGAAATTTAATTTGTTTGGCTATAAGGCTTACGATAGCAGTCCTTATGTGAGCGCAGGTAAGTTCAAAAGTTATGGAGCTTGCATAATGGATTGGGCGGAGTGGTGGAAGGAATATTATCTTGTATTTATAGGCAAATATTATAATGGCAACTGTGAGGCTGGTGTAAATGTAAGATATGCTACCAGTCCAGTAGCAGGTGTGAATAAGGCTTTTATTGTAAAAGATTTAAGGAAGAAATTAGAGGGGGTGAAATAATGGATTTTAGTTTTATATTAGATATTAATGTACTTACATTTCTCATGGTGTTTGTAGTATTTGGAGCTTGGCAGATTGCCAAAGTGATAGCAAAGAAAGATTTTGATGCTAAACTTATTACAACTGTAAATGGCTCTGTTGCAGTTATATATGCTGTAATAGTTTCTGCTACCTTAGGGGGTAGTTTCTTTGAACTTGTAGTATCCGCTGGGGCAGTATTTGCTGCCGGTAGTTTCTTTGATTTGCTAAAGGCTTATGGGGCTATCAAAAATTAGGGAATTAGGGGATAATGTACTATGTATGTTATCCCCTTTACTTATTTTAAATTTCTAAGTCTTTTTGAGATTTTTTTGATATCCCAAGGCCAAGCAAAAGGTATCACCAAAATCTTTATATGTTTTACTTTTCATAATCCTCATCCCTGTAATTTTAACAATTTAAATTTAACTAATATATAGAATGCTGATATTATAATGCTGATACAAGAAATTGATATAACTTCTATTAAACTTATTCTATCTCTAATCATAATAATAAATAAAATAACAATTGCATTAATTAAAGATTGAATAGCAATATTATTAAAGCATAATCTTACTTTACCAATCCCCATAAAAATATAATATGCCGGAACACTTAATAGATTAATAAAATAAGCTACCAAAAAAAATCTTAAAGACATCAAGATATTAATACCATAATTATTTCCTAGCCATAAATTTAGAATTGGTTTTCCAAATAAAAACATTAGCACAAAAAATGGCAATGCAAAAAACAATATAAATCTCATTCCTTTTCTATGTATATTAGAAATTTCTAACTTTGGATTTACACTGCTTACATTCAACTCGCTAACTTTCGGCATAGTTGCACTTAGTCCCATTTGAAAAAGACTCCTTAGAGATAAAACCACTTTTAGCGAAATGTCATAATATGCCACTGCCGATAAACCTATAAACCTTGTAATAATTATTCTGTTGAAAGGATCTAAGAACATTGCAATTAACCGGCTTCCAAATATAGTACCACCAAATTTTGTTAATTTTTTTATTTTTCTAATATCAAAATAATTTAATCTAAATATCTCTAATTTAAAAACTTTCTTTAGTATTAAAAAGCATAAAATAAATAAAAAAATATATAAAATGAAATTACCCAAAAATAATCCCCACACCCCTAAACCTAAAATTATTAAAATAATAGAAATTATTACTTGTAAAAAGCTAACAATTATAAAAATATAATTGGCCAAATCAACACGTCCAACTCCTTTTAATGTACCCCACATAATATTTGAATAAAATATTAAAGATGTTAAAATGCCAAAAAATGGAATTAAATATTTAATCTCTTGACGAAGACTGCCAGTTAATTTTAATAAATCCAATATGTTTTCATTAAAAATCGTTAATGCAATTATAATTAATAATGAAGGTATAATTAATATTAAGTTAGCGGTAACAATATATGAATTAATCTCTTGAAAATTTTTTTTCCCATATTCCTCTGCTGTATATTTTATTACAGCTTCATTAATTCCTAAATCTCCCATTTGGCTAAAAAAAAGTACAACTGAAATTACTGCCCACAATCCATATCTCTCTACACCTAGATACCTAATATATATTGGAAAAGCAACTAATAATAATATAATATGTGTTCCTGCTAAAAGAGTGCCTGAAAATATATTTTTTTTAAGTTGTGAAAGTTTTTTAAACTTATTTAATAGATTCATTTAAGAATTAGTGTCCATATCAAAAATGTCCTTAAAATGCATTGTAGCCATCAATCAGGCACAATCTTTTTATCCAGGTGGATTACATTTTTTACAAGGTCTATATCCTTTGGATTTAGCATCATTTTCATCACTAAACCAAATTAGGTTTTCAGGATTTATCCGTTTAGCTGAACCACAAGAGGGATAATGGTATACATCGGAATTTATACTTCCACAATATTGAGCTTGTTTTGGTTCTTCTTTTATAGGTTGTTCTTCTTTGGCTGGTTCTTCTATTATTACTTCTTCCTCTGGTTCTTGGGGCTGTTCTTGAATCTGTTCCTGTTCTTTTTCTTCTTCAATTATTTCAATACCCCATAATCCCTTATTATTTTCTTTAGCTTCTTGTTGAAGTTCTAAGAAATAATCAGCATGTTTTACATCTGGAGGGTATGTGAAAATTTGAGCATATCCTTCTTGAACAAGATAAGCATTTATAAAGATATCTCCCACATAGACATAAGCTAATATCCTTCCATATTTATCTGTATTTGATATATCTTTTTCAAGTTTAATTACCTTACCCTCAACTAATTCCTTATTTTTTTCTGTAGCGATATTTCCATAATCTTCTGAAGTTTCTGGAGTATCAATTCCTATATATCTAACTCTGTATTTTTTTCCAGTTTCGTCTTCAATTTCAATTGTATCTCCATCTATGACTCTGGTACACTTTATTTCTACGCCATCAAAATTTTGAGTTAAGTCTATTATTTCTTCAATTGGCTCTTCTATAATTTCTTCTTCTGATTCTACTATTTCTTCTACTACCGGTTCTTCAATTATTTCTTCTGCTTTACACGATGTAAATAACCCAAAACCAAAAACCAATACTAAAACCAAAAATGGAATAGTAAAATATAACTTTTTGCTCATTTATAATTTCGCCTCCTTTCATAATTAAGCACAATTTTTTTTATGCTTTCTCTTATACTTTAAAAAATCAATTATTTTACTTCTATTAGACTTTTTATTTATCCCTTTTTTTCTGATACTAATTCTTCTTCATATTCTTCTTCTTTACCTACTTCAGCAGGTGTATACTTCTTCATGGCCCGTTCTATTATGTCCAGGAATTTGCGGTTTTGATCTATATAATCTAAGACACGTTTTAAACGCCATTCATAAAAATATTCTGGTTTTACATAAAAGAACTTTGCAATTTTTTTTATTATCTCATCTTTAGGCATTGTAGGATTTCTTAATTTAGTTATTTTCCAGAGATAGCTTGGAGATATCTGAGCTTTTATTCCTATTGTTTCAAATGAAATTTCCATATCTTCTTTTAATTCATCTAAAGCAACTCCAAAATCTTTGTATGTTTTACTTTTTTTATTTACCAATATTTACTCCTTTACTACTATTCCAATTATTGCATAGTAATTATAACATATATTTCAAAGTTTTTTAAAAAATATTTGATAGGGTATTGACAAGGATTTTAAAAGGTATATAATCATAGACAATATTGAAATATTTATAATATTTATATAGAGTAAATGAAAGTAGACATAATATATATAGAGTTATGATAAACATTGTCATTGATAGTATGTAAATAAAGGATATATGAAAAACACTAAAACTAAACTCAGAAAGCTGATAGAAGAAAAAGGCTTAAGAATGGACTTTGTAGCCAAAAGCATAGGGATAGCCAGATCAGAATTATCTGTTTATGTTAATGATAAAAGGACTCCAACACTAAAAAGAGCGAAATTGATCGCAGACTGGTTTGATTTGAAAATAGAGGACATTTTTTTTAGCAATTAAATTCACTATATTGTATTATTAATTAGTAAATATAGTAAATAGAAAATATGCGTAAAGACTTAAGAGAAATGCACAAAAAAAGAATGACAGGAGAAGGTAATCCTCGCTGGAATGGTGGAACTTCCGAGTATCCCAATTGTATATTACTGAAGAAAAGGAGAATAGAGGCCTTGAAAAAAACAAAAGGCAAATGTGAGATATGCGGCAGGCCAGCAAATTTAGTTCATCATATAGACGGAGATAAAAGTAATCATTCTATAAGTAATTTAATTCCTTTATGCAACCAATGTCATTGGCCTTTACATAGCAAAGAATATGGCGATAGAAATAAAACATCAAAATATATCCGTAAATACGGTATGACATTAGAACAATTAGGAGACAGATTTAATATATCCGGACCATGTATGTATCAATGGTTAAAGAATCCAGATAAAAAAATTTATATTGAAAATGAAATTCAAAAAAGTTTATAGCTTAGAACAAATTAAATCCGAAGCAGAAATGATGATGCGGCAGGGCAGGAAAAGGATCAACTTTTTG